GTCTTCGGTGGCTCTCTATTCTCTGCTATGCATGGTAGTCTGGTTACCTCCTCACTTATCCGTGAGACAACTGAAGAGGTAAGTCAGAACTATGGTTATAAGTTTGGTCAAGAAGAAGAGACCTATAACATCGTTGCAGCTCATGGCTACTTCGGTCGTCTGATTTTCCAATATGCATCTTTCAACAACTCTCGCTCTCTTCACTTCTTCCTTGCTGCCTGGCCTGTTGTTGGCATCTGGTTTACTGCTCTTGGTGTATCAACCATGGCGTTCAACCTGAATGGCTTCAACTTCAACCAGTCTATTCAAGATCGTGAAGGTCACGTGATCAACACGTGGGCAGACATCCTGAACCGGGCTGGTCTTGGTATGGAAGTCATGCACGAACGCAATGCCCACAACTTCCCCCTTGACTTGGCGGCTGCTGAGACTACTTCTGTTGCTCTCACTGCTCCTACTATTGGTTAATACAATGGCTAAACCTAAAAAGAAAAATGACAATGTAGAAAAGGTTTTTAATAAATTCTTTTCCGGTCGTGTTATCGGTATGCCCGGTGACGCAGGTCGTGAACGCAACAAGATCCTTAAAAAAATTAGAGGCAAGTAATTTATTCGTACGTTCATCTATGTTTGACATTCGAGTCTGTGATGATGGTGCTCGCATTATTCGTGATGCACTAAGACTGTATAAAAAACAGTGGCCTGGTGGTCACCCTCAAGAACAACAAGACATTGAGTTCTTAGAAACACAGTTTACAAAAATGGTACTTGAGTCAACCGTAGACGCATGACTGCCTAAGCATGGAACGGGGCTTAGGTTTACTCCTGTACGAACTATGTCTGATCTCGAAAAGCGCTACATCATCAAAGAGTATAACAAAATGCTCCGTGAAGAAAAGGAAGTCGCTCTGTGCTACCGTGGCACAGCATATAAAAAAACTGTTCTTAACTAACTATGCCTGCTCGTAAACGTGCAAAAAACGGTCAGTTTCAATCAATGCAATCTGACAAGGCTAAAGCCAGTGTCACTTCAATGACACCTGGTGATACCCAGGTTGTATTCAAACGTTGTGGACATTGTGGTGATAAAAAGCCAGAATGCCGTAAACAAAAGAAGTGCCTTAAAGGTCTTCTGTAATAGCTTGGGGAGCACCTCAGAGTCGGACTCCCCTTGCATTGGTTAGAGCCGGTACGCCGATACCTCTAGCCGTCTAGACGGTGGGAATAGACCACAAAAATTTTTCAAACGTTTGAAGTCTGTTTAATACTTATTTACTTTAATTAAAATGGCTTTTCAATCTTCTGACATGGCTGCGAGTCTGACTCGCCCAGGTCAATCTAACGCGACGGGTGATGCCCGCGCCCTGTACCTCAAGTTGTTCAGTGGCGAGATGTTCAAAGGATTCCAGCATAATGCTATCGCTCGGGATCTGGTTATGCGTCGTACGCTGACCAACGGAAAATCTCTCCA